GACGAGCATCCGCCGCTGCCGCTTGAGCCGGGCATTTACATGATGGTTCGCCAGCGCGAGTTCGATTACGAGCAGTACGAGACTCTCAGTCGAGCGCGGTCGCAGACGAGGTTCGACTGATGACTGTTGTGGACATGAGCACATGGAATCCGGTCGTTTTGGTGCTGGTTGCATGGCCGCTGGTGCTGATTGCTTGGTCGCCATGGGCTGCGATGGCTGTTTACGTGGCGGGCATTGCAGTGATGCTCTATGTGACCCATTACTTTGTTGAACGCCCCCTTGACGATTTCGGCGCGATTTCTGTTGCAGCCATCTGGCCTGCCTACTACTACATCGGCATTGGCTACGCTGCGTGGCGATTGCTGCGGTGGGCTGTGAGGCGCATCCTTCCCGTGCTTGACGGCATCATGGTTCGCTTCCTAACGCGCACCATCGACAAGAACGCCATGGGAAAGCTGATCGAGCAGCGCTGGTCGCGAGGGCGCATCCGCCGCTACCTGATCGTTCACGACGAGACCGGCGAGCATGCCATCCCGATCCCGCCGCCGCGTGGAGCGCCGATAGAAAACGTGCTCGACGCCATCGCGTGGACGTTCACAGCAGAAAAGGGCGAATACGAGCCAGCGATAGAGGTCTGATGCCGCCGTATCAAATCGTCACAGCCGAAATCAGCGATTGGCTTCGCAACTACGAAGGGCCGCGCTTTCATGCGGTCCTTTGCGATCCACCGTATGCGCTGATTTCCATTGCCAAGCGCTTCGGCCCCGGACAGGCCGAAGCGTCTGAGGGCAGCGACGGGCGCTTCCGCCGGTTGTCCGGCGGATTCATGGGGCAAGAGTGGGACGGGTTCGAGTCCATGCAGGACTATCAGGCATGGGTCGCCGAATGGTCTCGCCTCATGATCGAGAAGGCGCTGCATCCCGGTGCGGTATGCTTGTTCTTCGGGGGCACGCGCACGTGGCACCGGCTGGCGTCCGGTCTCGAAGACGGCGGATTTGAGGTCTACGACACTTTTATGTGGGTCTATGGTCAGGGATTTCCAAAGTCGCATGACATCAGCAAGTTCATCGACCAGAAGGCCGGGGCTGAGCGGGAGGTTGTTGAGGAACGGACGCTGAACAACAACCGGTTCGCCGTGTCTGGATCGGGCGAGCCGCAGGAGCAATACCGCAAGAGCGAGGGCAACGCCAACATTACGGTTCCCGCCACGGCAGATGCCGAGCGGTGGGACGGTTGGGGCACGGCGCTCAAACCGGCATGGGAGCCAGTGATTATCTGCCGCGCTCCCCGCGGCAGCCTTGGCTATGCCGATCTGGCGCTGCAGCACGGGACGGGCGCGCTGAACATCGACGGCAGCAGAATTGAGGGGCCGGCAGGCCCCGGCGTTTGGGGCACAAGCAACGAAACGATCAATACCGACCGGAAGTTCAATACGTCGCCCGCCATGCAGGAATATCGCAGCCAGCGTCATCAATCAGGCCGATGGCCGGCCAACTTCGGCCTTGTCCATGACGAGCGCTGTGTCCGCGTCGGCCAAGTCGAAGGCAAGGCACGCGTTATCAACCGCTGGAAAGACGGCATGAAGCCGTTTGGCGGCGGTGCCGGCGGCGAGTATGAGACCGTTCACCCGTCCCGCGAGGGTGAGGCATCGGCCGATCGCACCTACGAAGACAAGGGCGGCACGAACTTTGCGATGAAGCCCGGCGGCAGGCGCGATCCCGATACCGAGTCGGTTGATCTGTGGGCCTGTGTTCCGGGCTGCCCTGTGCGCGAGCTTGACGAGCAGGCCGGCTATGCGCGCAGCGGCGGCTATCCCGAACGCCGGCAGTATGACCAAACCCGCTTGGTCTACGGAAAGTACAGCGGCGAGATATCCGATCCCAAGTTCCAAAATACCGCCGGTTACGTCAGCCGGTTCTTCTACTGCTCGAAGGCAAGCAAGTCCGAGAGAGACCTTGGCCTTGAAGATTTCCATTGGCGAAGGACTGATTCCGGTTGGGAGCGGATAAGCGACCCCGCCGCCTATCCCGACGACCGGATCATCACTGGCAACGTTCACCCCACTGTCAAACCGCTCGACCTGATCCGCTATCTGGCCCGCATGGTGCTGCCGCCTGAACTTGACGGACCGCGGCGCATCCTTGTACCCTTCGCGGGTTCAGGTTCGGAAATGATTGGCGCACGACAGGCCGAGTGGGATGAAGTAGTGGGCGTCGAGTTATCGGAGGCATTCGCGGCGATAGCAGAGGCACGCCTGCTCGCCAATATTGGCATGTTCTAAGGAGCAGCCATGGCGTCAGACAAGTCAGGCATGCCGTCCGGACGGGAGGGCCAGTGCGAGGCCCGCACGAAGACCTGCCGGAGCTGCAAAGTCAGGTTTACCAAGGGCGACAAATCGTGGGAGTGCCACAATTGCGGCGAGCCGCGGCGCTGCACGAATGATGCGATCCAAGCCCGCACATCCTGCCGGGTGCACGGCGGCAACGGCGGCCGACCCCCGACCGAGACCAAGTTCAAAGTAGCCTCAGTGTGGGCCGAGAGCTATGCCCACGCCATCAATCATCCCGACCTGCTCAGCTTGCAGCCCGAGATCGCGCTGGTCATGTCGCGCATCAGCCAGCTTATGGACCGCCTCGAGCAGGTGGACGTATCCACTGTTCACAAGCCGACTCTCATCGCCGCCGACGAAATCGAGCAGGCTGCGCTCAGCGGCAACATGGGAATGCTGGCCGTCGGACTCCGCAACTTGCGTCGAGCGCTCGATCCCATCAGCATCGAATACTCGGTCTACAATCAACTCATGGAGAACATCGACATGACCCGCCGGCTGGTCGAGGTCGAGCGCCGCCACTTGGCCGAGAACAAGCGCGTGGTCGAGTTGACGTTCATGCTTGAAGTCATGATCGCGATAACCTACATAACGATGAAGTACATTCCGACTCATCAGGACCGGGCCGCTGCTGCGAATGAACTTAAAGAGTATTTCCCCACCGGATCAGATATCACCGTTCCGGCTTAGCATCGCGCCGGATTACGTCGCTGAACTAAATAAGATCGCCTTGCCGGACCAGCCGGATGAACTCCAGCGCCGGCAAGAGGCGAGCGAGTCGCTGCTTGCTTTCACGCAGTACACCTTCCCCAACTACAAAGCCGACAAGTTCCATAAGCACCTTGCCGAGGCGCTGACTCGCATTGTCATGCGCGCCAAGGAAGGCAAGTCGTCAAGTCTCATGCTGTGGGCACCCCCGCAGCACGGCAAGCTGTGTGCTCATAGCACGCCGGTGCTCACAAGCAAGGGTTGGCGAACGCACGGCGACTTGCGCCCCGGCGATTATGTCTATGGCCGTTATGGGCAACCCGTGCGCGTGATCGCCATATCGGAGCAAGGCATTGCCGACCGTGAAGTAGAGTTCAGCGACCACTCCGCTATTCGCTGCCATGCGAAGCATGAGTGGAGCGTCTTCGACAGAAGTATGAGCAGCGAACACAGACATCGGCCATTCATTTGGGAAACCGATGCACTGCGTGAGCACGGGCTGATTTATGGCAAGCGCGGCAATCGCGGCTCGCGCAGCGTTTTTCAACTGGATGCCCCTGTTGGCATCAAGGGTCGTCACCGCGATCTTCCGGTTGATCCCTATGTGCTCGGTGTCTGGCTCGGTGATGGCACCGAATCGAAGAACTGTGTTGTTTATCATCCGTCGAACCGGGCCATCGTTGACAGAATGGCCCGGCACGGCATGCTGCTGACTGCCGGCAGCACTCACTCCGAAACCGGCTGCGAGACTGGTTACTTTCGCGAGCTTTATGGTCAACTCAACAGCGCTGGCCTGCTTGGCAACAAACATATCCCCGACGCCTACTTTACGTCGTCTATCGAACAAAGACTTCAACTGCTTGCTGGTCTGATTGACACTGATGGTTATGTGTACCCGCGCAATGGCCGGACGGTATTTTCTACTGGCAACGACCGACTCGTGCGTGATGTTTCTCGACTGATTGCGACATTGGGCTGGCGGGTTACACATTCTTGGGCCGAGCCTGCTATCTCATCGTCTGGCATCAGGGGCCGGCAGCCCGTTTGCCAGATCACATTCAACCCCACGGTCGACATACCGGTAGAGCTTGGCCGCAAGAAGAATCCGAAGATCGAGCCAATCGAACGCCGCCGGTCCATTGTTGACATTCGAGACATCCCCCCCGAGCCGGGTCGCTGCATTCAGGTCGAGGGCGGCATTTATCTCGCTGGCGACCGCCTGATCCCGACCCACAACAGCGAATTGGTTTCGACTCGCCTGCCGTCATTCTGGCTGGCGCACAACACCGAACTGCCCGTGGCGATGGTCAGCTATGCCGCCTCGCTTGCCAAGCGCAACTCGCGCTATGCGCGTTCAGTCATGGACTCGCCGTTCTACCAAGAAATCTTCCCCGGCATCATGCCCGATGAGAAGAACTGGCGTATCGAGGATTGGCACGTCAAGAACCGCAAGGGATACGCGATGGCCGTCGGTGTTGGCGGCCCGATCACCGGCCACGGCTTCGGCCTCGGCCTGATTGACGACCCTATCGAAAATTGGGCGGCTGCGCAGTCGGAAACGCTGCGTGAGACCATCTGGCAGTGGTGGTTGGGCACGTTCCGCACCCGTTTGTGGGAAGGCGCGTCCATCATTTTCATGATGACCCGCTGGCACGAAGATGATCTGGCGGGCCGCATTCTGGACCAAGAGGGTACGGTCGAAGAGGGCGGCGAATGGGAAGTGCTGTCCTATCCGGCGCTGGCCGAAGACCCTGAGACCGACCCGCTCGGGCGCAAGGTTGGCGAACCGCTGGCCCCGTCGCGCTACTCGCGCAACTGGCTGGTCAACTTCCGTGATAAGTCGGTCGAGCAGGTCTGGCAGGCCGAGTATCAGCAGCATCCGGTTCCGCCATCGGGCGACTTCTTCAAGGTCGGGCGCATCGAACTGGTCGAGGCTATCCCCGCCGAGCTAGGGCGCGTGATCCGCGGCGTGCCCGTGGCGCTTACCGGCGGAGCACGCTATTGGGACTTGGCCGGCACCGAGCGAAAGACGGCCAAGCGCGAGCCGGACTCCACTTCGGGATCGCTCATGAATCAGCATGTCGGCCTCTATTACTGGTTGGACAATATCAACGTTCAGTACGGGCCAGATCGAGTCGAGCAGATTATTAAGCAGACGGCCAACCTCGACGGCGACAGGGTTCGCATCCGTATCGAGCAAGAGCCGGGGCAGTCGGGCAAGGCGCAGATCGCGCATTACGTCACGCTGCTGGCCGGCTTCGACGTTGAGGGCATCCCGTCGAGCGGCGACAAGATGGTGCGGGCGGCGGCGTTCGCGGCGCAGGTAAACTCGGGTAATGTAAGGATGTTGAAAGCGCCGTGGAACAAGAAGGTGTTGGCTGTTCTTGCCAACTTCCCCCACGGTCGGGAAGATGATGATGTAGACTCCGGTGCCGGCGCGTTCAATTCACTGGACCTCGAAGGCAAGAAATGGCGGAAGCAGGGCTTTGCAAGCGTCTAATCCCCATGGTGCATTTGGCGTTGAGGTTGCGGAGAGTCAGGTGCTACCCTATGATGTAGCCTGTCTGCCAGACGGAGCCTTGCATGGCGCGTACTGATGAACAATTGATCGTGCCCGCCGAGGTCGAAGAACGCCCGCAGGATCAGCGGGCGATTCAAATTCGGCCTGTTCTGAGTCGGCTGCTGCCGTTTTGGGGGCATCCGAGCTACCTGAGCGCCACGCGCTGGCGCGCATTCGTGCGCAATCAGCCGCTGGCGCTTGTCTTCCGTGACACGCTTATCAATCACATGCTGTCTTCGGAGTGGGACATTCAGCCCCGAGACCCCGACGACGAAGACAAAGACATCGGCGAGGCCATCGAATACTACACTGAGCTATTCGATCAGGGCCTTGACGAAGGCTTCGACCACCACCTTGAACTGATTGCACAGGATTATCTCGATCTTCCAATTGGCGGCACCGCTGAGCTTGGCCGGCTTGACGACGATCCCGACGGGCCTGTTGTGTGGGCACAGCATGTCGACGCCGCCACGCTGTATCCGACCTACGATTACGATTATCCGCTGCGGCAGGCGCTGGCCGAAGCGCCGGGACGCGTAGTGGCGTTCCCGAGGCACGCGGTCGAGCGTATATACATGACGCCGCGGCCCGAGATCATGCGCAAGGGTTGGGGCATGGCTCCGCCTGAGAAGGCGTACCTTGCCATGGAGCTTTTGTTCCGCGGCGACCGCTACTACGCCAACCTGCTGCTCGACACCCCCGAGGCCGGCATTCTTGACCTCAAGGACATGGAGAAGGAATCGGCGCTCGAATGGGTTGAATCGATGCGGGAGCTATTCTTCGGCATCGACGGGTTCAAGGTGCCCGTGCTTTACGAGCACAACGAAGATGTCAAGTGGATTCCGCTCAACCGCCCCCCGCTGGACATGATGTACGACAAGGTGACGATGAAGTACGCGCAGATCATGGCCGGCGCGTACGGCCTTCGCCTATCCGACATTGGCCTCGATGAGGTCTCGGGCGAGCGAACGCTGGCTGGCGTGATCCGCGGCGAGCGCCAGTCGAAGCGGTCCGGGTACGGTCGGTTGGGGTCGGCGCTCGAAAACTACTTCAACAAGCTGCTGCCGCACCAGTTGAAGTTCCGATGGCTGGACCGCGACGAGGAAACGATTGTCGCCAAGGGCAAGGCCATGATTTCGGTAGGTCAGGGACTCAAGGTTTTGAAGGACGGCGGGTTCATCGATCAGGCCGAAGGCCGCAAGCAGTTGGTTGCCGAGGGCCTATTCAGCATCGATCTCGACCCCGACAAGGTTCCCGAGCCGCCGATGCCGACTTTACCTCCGGGCATAAATCCATTCGGCAACACGCAGCCGGCCAACGGCAAGCCGCCGCAGCCGAGCCAGAACGACAAGGTTGCGCCGAGCGATGGGGGGCGCGGGGAGATCGCGGGGCCAGTTGGCCGCTCGGCGGTGACAAGGATTTGGGACCGGTTGACCGGTCGCGCCACGCCAGAGCCGGGAAGCAATCCGGCGATTGTGAGTCAGGAAGAACTGCTCGAACGCATGGAAGCGATTATCAAGCCGGGCCTGATGGGGATTGTCAGTGCGGCCCGATCCGAGCCGGTGCGCTTGCGCCGACTGATTCGCGCCATGACGAAGCACATGGTTCCCGAAATGGTGAACGTCGTCAAAGCGCTGAGCGATTATCAAATCCATTCGTTCTACCTGCCGGAAATGCATGCGCTGACCTTTGGCGAACCATCCGAGCTTGACTCGCTCGCCATGCGCAACATTCTCGACGAGGCCAAGAAGGTGCTCGATACGCACCTTGAAGATGATGACTGGTGGAAGACCGCCAGCGCTTACGAGCGGGCGTCCATTCTGAGCATCTTCGCCGAGGCTTACGAGCGCGGGTTGGCCGAGCAAGCGCTGCTCATGATTCGCGCCCTGTACGAAGAAGGGCTGCGGCCATCGCCGGCGGTCGGTATCAGTTTCGAGTTGACGAACCCCGCCGTCATTCGTCGCTTGCAGGAATCGGCCGGACTGCTGGTCCGGCGGATTGATGAAGGCACGATGTTTTTCATTCGCCGGCTGATCGTTGCCGGCGTGCGACAGGGCCTTGCCAGCGACCGGATTGCTGCTGCCTTGCGCGACGGGGCGCGGGCCGAAGCGATTCTGGCCGATGAAGGCTACATGGCCGATGTGATTGAGGCCGTGCTTGAAGGCATGATCGAAATGTCGGAGGCGCGGACCAACTCTATTGTTAACACCGAAATCAACCGAGTCGAGAATGAGGCCAAACGCGACCAGATGAAACAATCTGGCCTCGCGACAAAAGGATGGCGGCACCTTGGCAAGCGCGGAGTCACGGAGGCCGGCAACGAGCACCCCTGCCCGATCTGCAAGGGCAACGAAGACTTGGGGTTCGTGCCGATTGACTACGTGTACGCCACTGTGTTTGAAGAGGGCGCGCAAACGCCGCCCGGCCATCCCAACGTTTGCCACTGTGCGATCCGGTTCGACGAAAGCGAGTTATTCAACGTAGTGGGCAGGGGTGAGTTCACCCCATGGGCTGGAGACTAGCGCCGCTGAGCGGGAGGCGACTCGACCGTATGGAGGTCAAGTCAAATGACTGACGAAGTTGCTGAACGTATCGCTCAGCGAGCGCTGCTGAGCGCCGGCGTGGGTGACGACCCTGAGCTATTGGCCGTGATCGGCGGGTCGAAAGCCGACACGTCGAAGGCGCTGCAGGCGGAGTTCACTGTGCCGCAGCTACGCGAGCGGGCAGACCGGCTTGGCGTGAACCTGACGGGCCTCGGCCTGAAAGAGGATATCGCCGATGCCATCGCAGGCTATTTGCATGAAGGCATGGAAGCTGCCGAGGCGGAGTTGGAGCCAGAGCCGGATGCCGAAGCTCTGCCTATGCCGGCTGCACCCGAGTCGGATGGTCGGCCTGCGCCGCGTCCGGCGTCTAACCTGTCGACCGACGATATCGTGCGCCCGCTGAGCGGGGCCGGTCGGTTCTTGCAGGTCCGCCATGTCAGCCGCACGCTCAGCGGCTACGGGCAGGGCAACGGGCATGAATACCTCGATCCGCAGCAGGCCCGTGACTTCTTCGCCAAGTACATCGCTGCCGGCTATCACCTGCTGTTCGTGCAGCACCTTGGCATCGATCCCGCCGGCCACATGATGCTGTGGGCGTTCGGGCTGGCGAATGACCCGAAGGATGTGGCCGAATACAGCGAGCTACACCACATCGTTCGGACCATCGGAACGTCCGAGAATGCCATCACTGGCTTTCAAGCCGATGAGTACATTTCGTCGTATCTGGCCGACGGTTGGGAGTTGTACGAAGTCAAGCAGTTGGGCCTATCGCCATCCGGCATTAACGTGCTGTGGGTGCTGGTACGGTAGTTCTGGCCTACCTGCTGGTGGGCAGGCTGCTTGTTTGGGTTGCTGAGACCAGCGGCCCGACCAAGCGCATCTGGCGTCTGCATCCATTCTTAGAGGAATTGGGCGAGTGCGACTTTTGCCTCGGCTGTTGGATATTTCCGGTGCTGGCCGCTTTGTTTGAAGTGAATCTGACCGCGCCGTTCTACTGGCCGGTAGCAAGCGAGATCATCACGGGCATTGCGACAGCGTTCGGTGTGCATCTGGCGAGGCTTGGATGGCAGACGAAGTTCGGAGTGGAAATCCTCTCATAAACGGCGGCGTGCCCGCGGTGTTTCGCGATGGCAGGCTGCCTGTCAAGGAGTCGTGTTCGCTTTGCTCGAAGCGAGCCGACTTCTTCGCGTCCCTCAATCACTTCGACTACCGCGTCGAAGACACGTTCTGTACTGAATGCCTCGACAGGCAAATCGAACAAAGCGGACCGATCATCGAGTACATCATCCCGCTCGGCGGCGAAGACAGCCCCGGCACGGTTGTCACCCCCGATGAGTTCATGCGCCTGCTGCGCGGCGAGCCGGTCATTCATGGATTCAACCGGCGCGTCCTGACGTTTGACGATGGGCCGTTCAGGGTTGTTGAGCGCGGCGGACCGGGGTCGGGGCATCATGGGCACGAAGGCCGCCCCGGAGAGGTTGGAGGTTCGCGGCCGAGTGGGGCCGGCGGGGAGGTCGCCGAAGACTACGAAGGGCTGGCATCCGATATCCCACCGGAGATTCGGAGCCGACGCTATTTCCATGCGACTTCGCACACAAGCCGAGGCAAGAGCATTCTTGAGTCGGGCATGGTGCGACCGGGGGAGGCTGGCAGAATAGGGCCACTTGCTCCCGTTGAGGGCCGTGTCTACGTTACACAAGACCCCGAATACGCGTTGGTTTATTCGCTCGGTGGTGACATGGCCGGCTCGAATCTCCCTGAACACTGGATCGAAGATGCGGGGCAGTATGGCTACATCTTCGAGATCGATCCGCAGGCGTTTACCGACATCCAACCCGACGAAGACGTGATTGGCGAACACATCCATAAAGAAACGTTCCCGTGGCTGAATCGACTTGCGCGGCAGCATTTGAGCAGCCGTATGCTGGCGGATGCCCAATTCGGCGAGTATGACGCTTGGGCCGAGGCCGGCAAGAAGTTGGTTGGCTACATGACGCCCGAGCAGAAATACGAGATCATCCTGAGCGGCAGCCATGTTTCCGCGCTTGGCGAGCTACCCATTATTGCCGCGTGGCGTGTCGATAAAACGCAGGCCAGCCAGTACGAGAGATATACCTACGCTGAGGAAGACACCGAAGAAGATCGGCGGCGGCGCATCGACCTGATCTGGCAGCTATCGCAGCCAGTCGAGCGGAGTCTGATTGGCAGGCACTTCGGTCCGGGCGCACACTCCGGCACCGGCACCGATCAGGACGTGCATGCCGGCGACGGCGAGGGCGGGATTTCCAAAGCAGACGCCACGGGCATTTGGGGCCTTGGCCTCGACAACAGAAGCCTGCACACGGTTGCCTTCAAGCCGGCGGACAGCGGCGATGATGTCCAGCACTACCGCGAAGTTTCCATCACGCATCACCCCTCGCGCAAGCAACCTTATCGAGCAGTCATGGCCTTCGGGCATACGGCGCGGTTTGTGGATGGCCGGCACTGGTTTGACACACTGGCCGAAGCGAAGCAGGCCGGCGATGCCTATGTCGGCGACTGGTCGGGGAGACCCGTCGAGCGCCACTACGGTCCGGGGCCGCACCCCGGCACGGGCACCGGTCAGGAGATACATGCCGGCGAGAGTGAGGGTTCCTATGGTCCGCCGATCCCCGACGTGGCGACCGACGAACAGGTTGCTGGTTACAACCCTGTCGACATCAACAACTTCCGCATTGTGGGCGTCACCGATCTGTCCGACGCCAAGGGTCGCCTGATCGGGCCGGGAGAGTATGCGGATGCGGTCAGCCGCGTCATGCAGGATTTCTACCGACGCACCGGCTTCAAGATGTCGCGGCACGTGATTTCCAATGAATGGATCGCGCTAGCCGAGGCCGGCGGCGGAACGTTCGCCGGCATGGTTTTGCCGTCCGAGCAGCTTGCCGACAAGCTGCAGGACACGTATGAGGATCAGCTTTACGGTGCATACATTCAGGCCGAAAACACCCTGTTTATCAGTCCTAACACCCGACTCATGCGGCCCGACCAGCAGCGGTTCAGCTTTGTGATTGCCCATGAGTTGGGGCACTGGCTGCATCATCGGGTTGACCTGAGCGGATTGGAACCTAGCGAAGAATACTTTGGCGCGATGAGCGACACCTACGGTATGGGCAGGTCGCTCGAAGAAGAATACATCGCCGATCTGATTGCTGCCAACGTGCTCGACGGCGAGGTTTACCGCTTCCATCGCGAGCAAATGAACCGTCCGCTGACCGACTTCGAGCGGTCGGACGCCGAGGAAGTGATTTCCATTCTCAAGAAGGCCCCCGTGCTGCGGAGTCGGACCATGACCAAGCGAGCCGAAGATCGCGTGCTGGTCTACTTCCCACAGACCGGCGAAGTGCTTGACGTGCCACGCGACCGGCTGAGCGAATTGCCCGAAACCGCCGAAATCTTCGGCGACCGCCTGCGTGGGGCCATGAGCGAGCGAGCCATGGGGTTCGGTATCAGCGACCCCTTCATGAGCACCGACCCCAACATGCCGCTCGACCCCGGCGGGCTTGGCGTCGAGTTCCATGAGCCGGTCCAGTTCGACCCGAAGACGGCAGACCCCGCCTACATCTACGCGTCGCTTTCGATGAGTCCTCCGCTGCTGGACTTGCAGAAGTACGTGCTTGATTACCTTGACAGCGCCGGCGCAGCCTATGATGCCCAAGAGCCTGAGCGCTTCCATATCACGCTGCTCTACATCGAGAAGATCGACAACTGGCAGTTGCAGGACCTGATCTCTCACATTCAGTTCCCCGCCGCTTTCACGGTCGAGGGCGTCCGCCTTGGCACGTTCAAGGAAGCAGACGACAAGCCGCTGGTGCTGATGATCGACCCCGACAATGCCCTGCTGCGCATTCAGCGCGAGCTTTACGAGCGAGCGGTGCAGATGGGGTTGAAAGTATCCGAGTACAGCCGGCCCGGACACTACAAGCCGCATGTCACGCTGGCCTATGACATGGAGCCGGCAGATCAGCGCATGCCTAAGCTCGACAAGCCGATTCAGATCACGGTCGATTCGGTGGCGATAACGCGGCCCGATTACCGGCTGGCCCGTGTGGTGCGGCTGCCAACCGTGCCGGGCGGAGCCGCCTTTGTCATTCGGCGTTTTGAGCCGGATATGTTCGACCGCATGCGCCAGCAGCGGGACAGCGTGATTTCGAGGGCGTTCAGTGATATGCGTCGCTACCTTACCGATTTGGTCGGCTCGATCACCGGGCGTCAGGCCGACAACGAGGAAGAGGTCGCACGCCGGCCGATCGGCGAGTTACGGCTGCCCAATTTGCCCCCTGTTCAGGCGGGCGACTACGTTTCGCTGGCCTATCTGCCCCTGACAATGGCGTGGCCGCACTTTGGCGAAGGCGCGTTTGATGAAATGCGCAAGATCGCCGACGCCACCAAGCGTCACTACGGGCCGAGCGCGCATCCCGGCACTGGCACCGAGCAAGAAGTCCATGCCGGTGAAGATTACGCAAGTGAAGATGACATATCTGAGTGGAAGGCAGAGCAAAAACAACTGGTCGAGTATGCCCAAGAAAACTGGCGTGTTGTTGACAGTGTTCATCAGGCAGGGCGTGGGTACAAGATCGTAAGTCTATGGCTTGATCCCGACGGGGTTCTTTATGATCCCGGCATGACACATTGGGAATCGGCCATCGATGCCTACGAGGGCGCTGGTCTATGGGACGCAGACAGGGCGCGAGACGCGCGCCAGCGCCTTGAACTTCACGGTCAGAAGGAATTGGTCGAAATGGGGTTTGTCCGGGTTTCGGCCAGAGGGGACCGGAGCTGGCTTGTTTTTCAAATGATGGAGCCATCAGAACTGACTCGCGATCAGCGCGAAGTTCTTGCTGTCGAATCGCAGCTTGTGTTCGACAGACGAGGCGAGGTATTCGCTGAGCCGAGTTCGCGAGCATTGGGGTTGCCTGATCGTTATGAGTCCGAAGAAGTCAAGGACATGCTTGGCCTTCGGTCGATTATCAAGCGTCACTATGGCCCCGGACCCCATCCCGGCACTGGCACCGATCAAGACATTCATGCGGGCGTAGGCGCTGCCCTGTCCGATCCGGTCGAGGCCCTCAGCGAAGCGCTGGTCGAAGACGCTATGCAAGTTCGCCGTGCCGAGGATGTAACCGCTGGCGATATCGGGCGGGGGTGGCTGCTGCCCGATGGACGTTTCGCCGATAGCAAAGGATCGCATGACAATTCTGCCGGCGAAGCACTGAATGCAGTCGGGGTCGAGCGCATCAATCATCCCTATTTCCGCTTCCCGCACGCGGAAAGCACGCTCATCAAGATGGGCTTTATTCGCATGGGCTTTAGTAGCTCAGTCGCATGGTTTGGCACCATGACAGACTTTACGCCAGATCAAGCAGAGTTCGTGGCGCGCTTGCTTGACCTCAGACCATTCAAACAGGTTTCCGTTGATTGGTATTCCCAAGAAGACGCAAGCCTACTTGAAGCCGTCGGTGATGAAAGACTGGCGCGCGCTCAATTGGAAAGAGAGATTGCGCGAGCTTATCGGACCATTAACCGCACGTGGGTTCCGGCAATTTACCGCGGTGGTCCGGGTAGCGGGCACTTTGAGCATGAGGGCAGGCTAGGCGAAATAGGCGGATCGCTGCCCGCCGACGGCGTAGGGGGAGCGCAAGCGAGCGATGCTGTAGAGGGAGCGGGCACGAAGCAGGCTCATACTGGCGCTATCGCCAGTGATGCGGCAGCCGCGGCTGCCGGCCAGCCCTTGTCGGAGATTGAACCGCTCGGCGAGCGCCCGTTCGATCTTGTGCTGCAGTCGGTTGGCGTTGCCGCTGACGCCGAGCCTGACCGCTATTGGACGGAAATGCTAGAGCACCAGACTGCGATTGAAATGCAGCTTACTCAGTTGGAGGGCGAAGATCGGCGGGCCGCTATTTCGGTTAGTCAGCAGCTACACAAGAAGCTAACGATGGACTCATTGGCGCTTGTCGAGCGCGATGAACTTTGGCGGCAACCGCGAGATGAGTTTGTAGACGCCGGCAGGCCGGAGTTGATTAGCGGTGCAACACCGGAGGGCAGCGCAATTCTTGAACTTGTCGGAGCGCGCCGGCAGGCATGGCAACTGGCTGTGAATCGGGCAATTCAGCGCGGCGATCTCGAAATCGACGAAGACGGGAACATCCCGGATTTGGGATACTACAACTCGGGCGGGGGGAAGTGGGTGCCGCTCGAGGGTGATCTTTACCACGTGACGACGGCGATCAGCGCAGTGCGAGAAACCGGACTGAGATCGAGATTCGAGCTTGCCATGCAGCGGGGCGTTGGGCTTGGCGGCGGCGACGATCAAACCATCAGCTTCACGCAAGACCCCGGAGTTGCTCGCGGCATCGAGCGCGGCCTGCATGAGGCGCGGCTTGTGGCGCGTGACGACATAACATCCGACGATCTCATGACCATGGCAGCCGAAGGCACAGGCGCTGAGCGACCGTTCATTGACGATCTGATGTTGTTCTATTCGAGTGATTGGAAAGAAGGTGATTGGGCTGCTGGCCGCGAATTGCCACAGGGGTTGCGCAGCGTACTCGAGGGCACTGAGTATGGGCGCAGTGCGATGGGCCAGACGCTGGAAGATTGGCAGACCACCAAGGGCGATGAATGGGAAGTGGCCGAAGCCGGCCGCAGTTGGGAGGGCGGCGACGGTCGGACTTACCACACGCAATTTGTCAGGCCGGCGACCGAAGAGGAACAGCTACATGGTCGCTTCGAGCTTTACAAGCGATTCTCGGCATATCGTGAGTACGCCGGCGGCTACCTTGACCCGCTGTTTTTCAGTTCCGATCCGGCGGCACTGGCCGAGATTGATCCGGCGGAGATCGCGACTGTTCGCTACTCGCCGCAATCCAACAGTCGCGGCTCGCGGCAGGGAGCGCTCGGCGAGATCAGAACCTATGGCACCGACGGTTTGCAGCTAAGTGGTGAGGAAAGCTACTTCGACATCGAGAACGGCCAGATCGTTGAGCGCCATTATGGGCCGGGCACGCACCCCGGAACCGGAACCGAGCAAGAGGCTCACGCCGGCGACGGCGGCGGCGCGGCAACCGATGTAGCCGAGCGGCCAAGCGGCGCAACAGGATCGGAGAAGCAGTCCGGTGTCGGCGGGGGGATTGGCGATTTTCTAAGGAAGTCCGACGAGAATGGCGGACGCACCCACTCGGCAACACACGTAGAGACAGCGAATGCGTTGGAGCTATTCGGCAGGGCAGCCGAGCAGTTGGGAGCAGCCGTTGACAACCGGGCGTCTGCCGACGCCGGAGAAATGGGCGGCCTGCCTCGAGAGATCGCCGAGCATATTGACAACCTGCTCAACGAGGGAAGATTCAGTGTTATAGAAAACACCGATATGGTCAGGGATATCTTGACCGGCCTAGAAGTCTACGAGTTTGAAATGGATAGGCACAAGCTAGCGCCGTCCATGACAGAACTCATTGAGCTGCAGACGCTGCGCGGTATGCTCGGCAGCTATACAGCGCCGGGATTCGATCCAGACAAGGAAGGTCTCAGCGACTTGTCTGTTGAAATGGGCGAGTACGTCCTGTCGCGTGGATTACAGATTACCGACGATCCCGGCAAACTGGCCCTTTACGAGCAGCCTTGGTTCCAACGGCAGGTCACGCAGATCGCCGACAGCTTTGGCCTAGAAGACACGAGGATCATGGCACCATGGGCGACTGGCCTTGAAGGCGACCACGTTGTGCCCGACATCATGAACAGCATTGCCAGCAATAGCGATCTTAGGAACAGCAATGATTTCCACCCCGAGGCCAAGACGTATTACTTCGATGTTTTCCGGCACTTGGCTAATATGCCCGGAACGCCAGAGGCCGCGTACATGATTGACAGGAGCGGGTCTGACTGGCGTTTCCAGATTGATAGCGAGATTATGGCGATGGGGCCGGGCCAGTGGCTTCCGCCGGACGAGTCCAAGTTTGGTGAAGGCGCTGAGATCGTGGCCGATTACGTCAATACGGCGTGGACTGAGTCCGCTCGCCATCCGGCATCAGTGGCGCTTATGGAAGAGGTAAGCCGGCAGTATGGCGGAACGCCCGCGCCAGAATCTGATCCAGATGGTGATTTCGTATCGGAGTGGGGCGAGGAGTTCAGCGAAGAACCAAGGAACATGCCGGGAAATTCGAGCGAAATCCTCTCCGGCTATGTCACGCGCACCTACGACGCCACGCAGCAATGGCTGGCGGAGCGCGACTATCGGCCCGGCGATACGGTTCGTCTTTTTCGCGGGCTGCGGACCTTGACGGGCGAATGGAATCCGTCGGGCGAGGGCGGCGATACAACGGTG